TAGCTGAGCGGTTCTGTTTACGTTTAACATTATACCAGATTGTTTGTCGTTATAGTCACCGTCTTTTTTGCCTTGGCCTTTAGGCATGAAGAAGGTATTGGAAAATGACTCGACATTAGTTGCCACTTCTCCTTTACCAAATTCTCCGTAATTTTCAGTTATAGCCAACAATGCTAGCATTAGGGCATCGTGTGCATGGTCAACAGCCGACCCACCAGCTTCGAACACTGGCCTGCCGGTTTGAGTGGTTCTGACAACAACGTATGATATTAACTGCATATACAATTCTTCATCGGCTACTGGAAACATTAAAAGCATTTTTTCTAAATATTGCCTCAAATTATCAACCATGTAAGGTTTTATTTCCTTTTTAACGGGAAGTTTTGTATATGGATCTTTAATTTCTATTAGCTCACCAAACCCTATTCCTTTTACCCTATCTCTTAAGTTTGATCTGGGATTCTCTGTTCCATATTTTCTAAGTAATTCTACCTGAACTTCTCCATATCCTCTGTCAACATAAATGTGTTTTGGCTGAAAAGAATCATTTAATTCTACGATTCTATTGACGGCGTTTGTCAAAGTGTATTCTGACTTTTGAATTTCTTCCCTGTAGGCTATTCTAACTTTATTTCTAAATCTTTCTTCTTCATGATTTTGATGACATGCTTCAAGTACTACAATATTTGTTCCAGCCCCATATTTATCCCAGTCAACACCTATCGTGTACATTGATCTAGCGGAAGTTATTTCTGGTATATAATTCCAAGATGGTTCTACAAAGGCTGCATCTACGTATTTTCTTGGATAAACGCCCTCTGCGTCTTCTCCCCAATCTGCTTCAATTTCATGTCTATATCCAGTTTCAGAGTATTGTTCTCTAAATTCGTCTTCTTGTTCTTTAGAAAAAAACGGATTACAATATGATGGAAACCAAAACTCCCTAAACCTTCCTGACCTACACCACTCCCAGAATCTTTCTCTTCTGCCAGTTGGAGTAGAAGCGCCAATTAAGACTTTATCTGGCTGGTCTTCTGCAGTTTTTTGAAGCATTGCATAAAGAGCGTCAAGGTCATCTGTGTGCATGTAGTCCATTTCGTCTAACACAATTACATGAGCTTCTTGGCCACGAGCTACGTCTGACTTTCCACCAGATCTCATTCCAGAAGTAAAGAATCTAATTGTAGATCCATTAGAAAACTCTATCAAGAATTGCGGACTAGTGACCTTTCTAGTTATGGAACTATGTACAATTTCATTTTTTGATGCGAGTCTGTTTATTTCCTGATAAATTAATTCTACTTGAGTTTTCATTGGAGCAATGACCAGGCATCGTCCGTCTTTATTTGTATAACTGTAATGCAGCAGTGCGATAGCCATACTGAATGTTTTTCCTAAACGACGACCGGCTCTCAACACTTTACGAAGTGAAGGATCTCTCAGTATCAGCGTTTGATAAACTCTAGTTTCTGCTCCGTAGAAAATGCTTTGCCCATCGACAGGGATCTTTTGCTATGTGTATTTGTCTTTGTATCTCTGCGGACAGGCCTGCATTAAGTAAAGTATTATCTATTTCAAATGGTTCATCTATCAAAAGTGCCAACTCACTATTTGTCATTGGTCTTTCTGCAACAGGTGAACCATCTTGCCAATTTAGATGAGATAATTTATTCTTAAACACCCATTCAATTCTATTAATTTGTTTTACATATTCTGGATTTTGCGATTGAATAATCTCAATTAAATCTTCCCTAGAAAGTGCTTCTAGTTGTTTTCTAAATTCTTTTGTTTTAGCTAACATGTTTATCCAAAATGCGCAGACATCATTGCACCCTCCGTACCAAGAAGTGATCTGGCGTTGAGTCTTGAATTTTGAATTGCCATTACTCCTCTAGCTCTTGACGTAGCTCTTACCTCATCATCTTTATATGTTCCAAACATACCACCGTTAATATTTCCTTGCATTGATTTCATTGCATCTTTTCCAAAATTAATTGCACCCTTGACTGCCATTCCTCCAAGCTTAGCTAGCTGATAAGCCAAATCGGCTGCAAATATCATATTTATTCCTGGCATTGCTTTCAAAAGCATTTGTCCTCCAACAGCTGCTGCTACCCTACCTCCACCAGCGGCGGCGGCGTGGATGGCGCCTTTGTAGCCAAGTGTCTCAATAAATCCCTTTTGAATTAATTGTTTTGATACCTGTGCTGCTCCAAATTCGGTCATTGGAACGGCTCTACCTAAAGCGTTAGCTGCTCTCATTCTAAATGCATCATTTGTATGTATTGCGTTTGTTAGCGGTTTCATTAATTTTTCTGCTGCTTCAGTCATTTGCATGGTGCCACCGGCAATTGACCTTGCGGCTGCCGTTCCCATGCCTTCAAACATCTCTTTACCACCACCAACGGTTAATATTGACCTCATCATGTTTTGGGTCTTTGTTCCTCTTATACCCTCTACCATTGCATATCTTCTTGCTCCTACTGTCAATGTATCTGCTCCAGCTGCTCCAGTTAACGACTTTCCAAGAGCAGTTAATTCGGGAGCGGTGGCGCCTGGGGCCAGCGGAAAAGTCCCTAGCCCACCGGCATACATTGCACTAGGATTGTTAAACGCAAGAATTCTTGCAAGATTCATGTCCATTTTGGCAGCGGCGCCTGCTCCTTTACGGGCAACTTTTCTTTCAGTTTTAGTTAAAGCTCCCATTCTTGCCAATGTTCCACCGCTAAAACGTGGATTTTCCTGGGAGCCAATATTTCCCATACTTGCTAGGAATCCACCTGAATTCGGAGAATAGAAATTTCTTCCAGGACTGTCTAAAAATTCAGTTATACTATTTTTTCTAAAAAATCTTCTTGGATCGAATGTCAAATTAGCTTTTCTAAAATTCTTAAAACGTCCAGGAGTAGTTCCTTTTCCTGTAGCAATGGTTCGTGCCTGTTTTGCCTGATGCTTTCTTCCACGTCTAGTTGACCTACCAAATATATTAGTTCCACCAATAAATTGATTAGCTCCAGTAGGAATATGAGGAGTAAGTGAGCCTCGTCCATAAGTGCTAAATTTACTTCTACCACCCCTTAATGTTTGCTTAAATCTACCTACATCATCACCAATTCCGCCCTTAAGTAAAGTATTCTGAGCCCTAAATGCTTGAAAGCCGCATAAGAGTAAGTGGATTGGTAGCCCTAGCAGCCTGCTCAAATCCAGGAGAAGTCATGAATCCCATCATTCCAGGAAGTTGCTCTTCTGGAAGAGCTGAATCAATATTTCCTATATCAGACATTAACTATCACCCCCCTCTTCTTAAGTTAAACATTCCCAAAACAATGTTTCCATCTGCGTTTAATTCTTGTGCTACGTCGCGTGATTTATTTCTTCTACCCCTTTGATCGTAAAGAGATCCGCCATAAGTCATGTCTCTACGATTTAACCTTCTTTCTCCAACATATGGAGATTCTCTAAAAAACTTTTCATTCCTTCCCACATATGCAGCAGTTAGGCCGGCAAAAATACCAGCACCTACGACTGCTCCAGCTGCTCCACCCACTAATCCACCTTTTATTGCAGACTTACTTCGCATTGAGAAAGCACCTTTACCTATTAAAGTACCAATGCCTGCTCCCCCGATAGTTGTTGTGGCGCCAATAGCGACTGCGTCGCCTGCCGAACCCTCTCCTGGCACAACTGTGTCAAATAATGCTCCTGGAGTTAGCTTTCTGCCTAAAAACGTAGCGTCTGCGTTGGGGTCGCCGAATGCTACATCCATGGCAGCGTCTCTTGCGGCCGGTGCTGCTTGGCTAGCAAAACCCAAAGCCGCAGCTCCACCGATAATACCAACTGTACCAGGCTTGCTCATTGCAGCTCTACCCAGTCCTGTTCCTATTCCTCGTACTGCTCTACCAATCATATTTATCCGCCAAACAGATGATTATTTTTGTCAGGACCCATTGAAGTGTGACCTACTTTATTTCTATCTAGATTTCCAACCACGCCAGCGGTTACAAGAGGGTCTTTTCTTCTTGATGCCGTTTTATGGGCAAACATTGCATCTTGTATTCCATATGGCCTATTGCCAGATTCAGCTGGCATAGTATCCATAGTACGGTCATATAATTGGTTTTCTTCTCTTTTATCTAACGCTTTTTTGCCAATTACAGCCGTTGCCGCAGCTAAACCAGCTAAATATATTCCAGTTTTATAATTTTTAACAAATTGCTTACCTGCCTGGATCGAGGCTTCAGCTACGGGTTGACCAATTCTACCTGCAGATTCTTCAGCGACTCTTACACCAACACCCTCTGCTATATTATCGACTAATGGAATTGCTTCTTCTAATTTTGTTAGTGCATCTACATCAAAAGCCCTAGCTGCTTCAGCAATTTCTACGCTGGCTTTTTCTGGCATACTTGCCTCTACCGCACCCATTGCAACTTGTGTGTGTTTTGTAGCAGTTTCGCTACTAAAAGGAGACATAGTCATTCCAACTGCCACTCTTCTACCTTCATCCTCAACCGTAACAACGCTAGTGGCTCTTGAGACTATGTCTCGAGTCAATTCATCATTACCCTGTATTAAAGCTTCATTCCCACTCATTCTTTGAACTGCTCGAATATCTTCTGCTGCCTCACCCATGTATTTAAATGCAGCTATACCGTCATCTTTAACTTCTGTTGCAACAGCGGAAACATACCTAGTAAGTTGGTCTGCCTGATCGGCCATTCCAGCTTCAGTTAACATTGCTGTTCTTGCAGCAAGTGTTGTATCTTCTGCAAAGACCTGCCCAAAACTCAATCCGGCCCTGGCAAGATCTTGAGATGCTTCATCGTAAGACTTTCCGAATATTCTACTAGCAATAGCATCAAAGTCTTGTTTAATTTTACTTGGAACATTCGGCAGGCCTTTTGTAGCCTCAAATCTCCTTACTTGAGCTCCTATTACCTGATTTGCCAAATCCTCATATGAACCTTGAGAAAGTCCCTTGGGGTTAAAAATAACATTTATAGTTTCTGGGAGTACAAAACCACCCTCTGTTCCAGGATTATGTACGAATGACTGAACAAACCTGTTTGCAGTAGATTCAAAAAACTCCTCACTACCAAATTTAACTACTTTTCCATCCCCTATTTGTATTTTAAGACCCATTATATCTTCTGCGGTCATCGTAATTTTTTCTGAACTTCTTGAAGCTATATCTGACAACCCTGGGTCTTTTCCAGCAGTCATTCTAAAATATTTGTTTTCTTCAAAAAGTTTTTCAGGTATACCAGTTCCTGGCGTATACGTATAGCCATATCTGTGTTCTTGCCCCTGTGCTACTACATAATTAATTGGAGATATGTCGGCGAGTTTCCTTACTCTCTCTGTTATTTGTTCAGTTCGCAGCGTACTAGGAGATCCTGCCTCAACCAATGATCCGAATAGTAGGAGCAATACTGCTGCCTTTCATCTGTGATGCTTGAGCTAGAGTTTGTGCTGTTGCTCGAGATGTTCCAACTCCAATAATTCTTGAAGACGGATCTATATTTCCATAAGCTAAACCACTTTTAATGACATCATCTGAATAATTATCTGCTTGCGAATTTGCTAGCACGCTTCTAAAAGCAACGCCTTTTTCTGCAAGGTGCGCTTCAGCTGGTATTTCGCTTGCACCCATGCCATATGCCTTAGATGATATTGATGCTCTTTCTTGTATATTTTCTGCGGTAATTGGCGTCACAGACGTTCTAGCTGCTTCAATCTTTTTAAGATTAGACAATTGCTGGTTAAACTGTGTTTGTTGCAGATTAGTCATCCCGATATCCACAATTTGATCAGCTGCAGTATTTCCACCAACAACTGTTCCTATCTTGACTCCAGCTTGATTAAAAAAATCTACTGATTCTCCTACTGCAGTTTTTGCGGATATCATTTTTGATTCAATCAAAGAACCAACCTTTGCCTCTTCTGCTGATCCAGTTGTTGCTATCTGTTTTGTAAATGGTGTTGTTTGAGACTTAAAGAAATATCCTCCAACGTCACCGGCTTCTCCAGAAGCTTTTCTGTATTGGATTGTTCCGATTTGGGAGCCTTCCCTATTTGCTGCGGTAAGCATTGACTTTTCTTGATCACTTAGATTTACTCCGTAAATTTTCAAGATCATCCAAAGATGCAGTTACAGTCATTCTTCTTCTGCCTTCTTGGTCTTTTGACAAATAGTCAAATAATTCACTTGATAAACCACGCACGTCTGCGACATTAGTTACCGGCGTTACAGAACCGCTTCTTGCTATTCTTGCTCTCATGTACTCAGCAAATTGAGAAAATTTTTCGCCAGGTTTTCTTATATTTCCCGTTCTCTGAAGCCTTTCTTCAATGTCAAAAGACCTTTGCCTTAACACTTCTGCGGCTTCTGGACTAAGTGTGTCAAAATTTTGACCTACAGTTGGAAATCTTCTAATTCTTAAAGCGTCGTTGTTAATATATTCTGAAAGATATGCATTTAAGATAGCGTCAACATCCGATGTGTGTTCTCCACCGCGTTCAAGAGCCTCAAAAATCGGCCTTAACTTAGAAGGATCTTCTTTTTCTAGTAAATCAAAAAAATTTGTGTTTAAAAACAAATTTTCTAAAGAATCTGGCCTACTACTACCCAATTGATCACTAAGAGAAAAGTCTCCCAATAAATGACTTGTAATTTCCTCAATTACATTACTTCTTTGTGTAACGTTGCTTGGAAGATTTGTTGCTTCCCCTAAAGAAAGTCTTATTTGTTCACCAATTCTGTTTCTTTCTACTTGCATTGAAAATTTTGCACTATCGAGTGTATCTTGCGCAAAAAAGAAATTTCTTACACCATCTGGTCCAGTTCTTCTTTTTCTGAATTCTGTAAGTAATTGTTTGAGTTCTCTTGCGGCATCTGTGGATTGCTCGGCGTACACCCTTTGAGACGTAACTGACTGCACGAATTTATCAATATCGAACGATAGTGCATTGTGACCTTCGTTCATATCGACGCTAAGCATTTTTCTTAAAATGTCTCTCATATCTTCTACAAGTATGGTTCCGACCATCGTCGTATGCGCTTAATGCTCTTGCGTATTCTTCTGAGCCAATTTTTGAGGCGCCCATTTCTGCACGAATGGTTCCGCTCCGAAAGTGGTACTGGTCTTCCATTCTCATAGACATGAGCAAGGTCCATTTTATCTGTTTTAAAATGTTTTGTCATTACGATTTGTGGAGCTGAAACTACTTTAGTTGTTCCATCTGAAAGAATTTCAACTTCTCTTTCAACTAGAGAAAAGCTTCTTATTCTTGCCTCTGGAGTTAATCCGCTTGTTTCAGTGTCGTATGTAATAATTTTTTTTCTTTTTCCAACATCTGATTCATCAAAGCCAAGATAATTCACAAAACGCTCAGACTCCCCTTCGCCAACTTTCTTAATTCTATCTGTTCTATGAGAAAGATTGTCTGATGACATTGCGTTGCGCAATCTATTTCTACCAGTAGAAATGTCTGAAAGATCTACTGGAAATTCTTTAATGTTAAAGTTTGTTCCCATTATAGAATGAAAAAATGGATGAATTTTTCGACCTTCTCTAAGTGAAGTCAATAAATCAACTTCATATCTAGCTAAATGAGAATATTGATTCTCTGTTCTAAAAGTGGTTCCGAGGTAAACCTATATTATCTACTACGTCTTTTAATCTAAGGGTTGAAGCCCTGTACTTTGTGTATATTGTGCTTGCGCTGGTTTTATCAAGAACTGATAAATCAAGATTTTCGGAAGAAAACAAATTAAAAAAATACTCATCTACGTCAGATTGTCTGCCGGCATCTGATAAAACTTTCAATCTTGATCTAACGGATGGAATAAGGTTTTTATATTCTCCCGTATCTGATCTTGCAAGAACGGCATCTCTATAGGCCTGAAGAACCTCAACTTGACTCTGCTTGTATCGAGCAACATTACTAACTGGATCCCCTAGTTGGTCAATCGTATCTAGATTAATTGGCCCAAATTGAACCAGAGGACCGGCAGAGTCCTGTGTACCAAGACTTCTTCTAAGTCTAGTTGCAATATCGGTTAATTTGCCTCTACCGATTTTACTTCTTGCCATTGTCTGGATTTTCTGTTAATTGTTTTTTTTCATTTTCGGAATCAACTATATATTCATCGACATCATAAACGCCAAGTTTTTTCTTAATAAGTTTTTTGTTTTCAATTTCAATTGATTGAACTTTGTGTATTATTTCCGATATTGTTTGAGCTGTGTCTAGTTGTATTTGGCCAGTCTTTGCTCTTGCTTCTCTTGTTGCCAAAAGTTGATTTCTTAAATCTTTTCTTCTCTTATGAAGCCTATCTTCAAGCTCTACAGCTAGATGTAATTCTTTTTTAAAAATTGGGCTTCCATCTTTATCTAGGCCAATAATGTTTTCTTGAACAAAATGTTCTTTAGCTAACAACTTTGTCTTTCTCAAATACTGAACTTCCTGATCCACCAAATCTCTAACCATAGAAACTTCTACTAAATTTTCCGGACTAACATCAAGTTGTTCCATGTATTCTGCGGTAAATTGAGAAACCATTGACATTTCAATTGGACATGGTTTTCCATGTGGAGCTAAGTTCTGTTGCAGTAATGGGCACGTTGATGCAAATATACACTTTGTTGATTCGCAACTCATGGGAATAGAAGAAAACATGGATGTTCTTGTTCTTTGTGGTCTTACAAGCTCAACGGCTTTTTGTTTATCTTCGTCAGACCATTCAACCGGAAAAAACAAATCAGGTCTAAGCGATTCAAACTTATCAAGAAAAGTGGTTTTTTCTTCAAACTTATCTATTTCATTTCCCATTGAAATCAATCCATTCTGATTTTACCAAGCCCTCATCTGTGTATGTTTGGATCATGCAGCTTTTGCAGCCCGCGCAATAATATTCTTGGACATGATAAACATCTTTTTTTAAATTACCAGTTACAGATTCTATGACATCTTCATAAACGAAATTAAGCTCATGACTACATCTGTCGCATCTCATATTTCACATTTCTTCCAAAAGTTTCATTAATCCCTTTTGTAGTTTTTCTTGAACTTGAATACCCTGCGCAGCGCCTACAAACATGCTAATCTCCCTCATCTCATTTGGGGATAGCGCAGAATTAATTACGTATCTTGCGCCCTTGCAAATATCACAGTATACTTCTTTCCCAGAATTATTCACTGGGGAACATACGCATTTTTCAATAATACCAAAATACTCTAGAGCCTCAGCTAAATCAAACCATTTATTTTTAAAAAGCTTTTTTGTTTGTTCTTTATAGGCTCTTAGTTTATATTGATCTTCCGACAAAAGTGTTCCCATGTCCAAAGACTGCTTCATTAAATCATTAACTGTTCTGTATAAAAAATTTGGTAGTTCAAAATCACCGTTTTGATTAATATAGTTTTTCCAATCATTCATAACATCCTCCAAACAAATTCACATTAAATTATATCAAATAAAAACAAACAATTAAAGAGTTGCTCCCCCAGAAGATTTTGGTCTTAATCCAGAAGCTGCTGACGATGGATTATATCCACCCCTTTTGTTAACATCTCTTTTATGCATTGAGTACGCACCGTACAGCACCTGCGCCTAACGCAAATTGTCCAGTTCTTGACCTTGGAATTACACGAGGCAAAGTAACGGGAGAACGAGCTGCAATTGATCTTCCTAGTCTTCCTATGGGAGATAGTAGTGGCATATTTTAAACCCCCTATTTAGTACATTGGGTAGTTTTGATTATTGCGTCGCCCGAGTCATTGTTCGAGCCCCTACTGCGGCACCAAGACCAACTGCGCCGCGTCCTACCCCTCTTGGATGCGCTGCTGCAAATCTAGATGCTCTCCCTAGTGCAGAGCCTGCCATTGCCGTTGCGGTACCTCTTCTACCCTCCATTCCCATCCCACGATTAAGCATCCTTGTACCTCTTGTCATACCTCTTTGCCCAAAGCTTCTAACGGCGTCTGCGATGCGGCCATCAAGTCTCATCGCTCTTGCACCTAAGGATGCACCAATTGGCATAGAACCTCCTACTATACGCTTATATAGTAATGTTATTTATCGGTAGATTTGGTTTTTGATGGTTTTTTAAGAGTAAAGATAAAATCATCTTCGGGAGTATAGGATATTTCAAATATTGTTCCCCTAGGCGGAACTGATTTAATTAAAATATCAGCTAGTTGATCTTCCATCTTTTCTCTTCTGACCTGAGCAAGACCTCTTGCGCCTTTAATTGAGTCTATCCCCTTTTCTAATAAAGCTTCTATTACGCTATCTGTATAATTTATTATATATCCTTTTTGAGATAATTTATCAATTATTACTGACATTTCCAATTCTGCTATCTTTTGCATATCTAAAGTTGATAAATGATTGAAAACAACAATTTTATCTAATCTGTTTATAAACTCTGGTCTAAAGTGTTTTCTGATTGCGTCTAAGGTATTTTTAGTCACCATTTCTTGTGGCGGCAGTTCTTTCGTGGCGTGCTTCATTCCTACTGGTCTGGCAAAACCAGCACCACCGCCTAGTAAGAAATCAACAGTTTTTTCATTACCAAGATTTGTGGTCATTATAATAATGGTGTTTTTAAAATTTACAGTTTCACCTTTACTGTCTGTTAAAACGCCATCTTCAAATACGCGCAGAAAAGTATTCCAAATATCCTGATGTGCTTTTTCTACTTCATCAAGTAAAATTACAGTGTGAGGATATTTCTTAACTTGATTGACCAATTGGCCACCTTCGTCATGACCAACATATCCCGGTGGAGAACCAATCAATTTTTGGTTTTCATGCTTATGCTGAAATTCTCCACAATCAATTCTAACAATTGGATATTCTTCGCTAAACATATATCTATGAACCAAGGTTGCTAAATGTGTTTTACCAACTCCAGATGCTCCAGCAAAAAGAAAAATACCTAACGGTCTGTTTTTATCATTCAACCCCACTTGCGATCTTTTAAGGGCTGAAATTACGGAGTTAATAGCTTCTTTTTGACCAATAACATTAGATTCTAAAT